CAGCCTGGTAGCGCATCTGGTTTGGGACCAGAGGGTCGGGAGTTCGAACCTCTCCACACGGACCAAATATGGACTCTTAGCTCAGTAGGTTAGAGCAGCGGTCTTTTAAACCGAAGGTGTCGGGTTCGAGTCCCGAAGAGTCTACCAAATATCCTCCGTTGGTGTAGCGGTCAAACATACCCGCCTTTCAAGCGCGGAGATCATCGGTTCAAATCCGATACGGAGGACCAAGTAAGGTTGTGGGTGTCAGTTCGCTGACTATCCTTACAAAAACCCACCGAGCAATCACAGGCTGCTCGTTAATCCGATGCTGTGCGGGCGGTTGTAGGTGACGCTCCTAAGCAGGTGGAACCTTCGCAAACTAAATAGCAGTGATGGAAAAACCCAAAATTGCTCTCTTTCACCACCAACCAGAATGCTCCATTGAGTGCTGCAATGGCATGATAAGAGCATTATCACCACAGTACGAAATCAAACTCTTCACCGTCAATGATGATTTGAAAGAAGTTCTACATGACATGGATATTGTGGCTTTCCCTGGTGGGATTGGTGATAGTGAGCGGTATTTCGATTTCTTTAATCGGAGACGCACTAACGCAATATTCTCGTTTCTTGAGAATGGGGGTAAGTATCTGGGTATTTGCATGGGCGCTTACTGGGCTGGGCCTCGTTACTTTGATCTGCTCGACAATCTTGATGCTGTTCAGTATATAAAACGACCAACCACCGACATAAAAAGGTCATATGGTACCGTTGCTGATATAGAATGGCTCGGTGAAAAACACCAGATGTTCTTCTATGATGGTTGCACCTTTACAGGTGATGGTTATTATGATACGATAGCCAAGTATGCAAATGATGAACCGATGGCAATCATTCAAGGTAATATAGGCATCATCGGTTGTCATCCTGAGAGTGAAGAGTTTTGGTATGAAAAACCATACCAGTATATCAGTAAACACTGGCATGAAGGTAAACATCACAACCTTCTGCTAGACTTCGTAAACAAGTTAATGGATCGTTAGCTCAGTCGGTAGAGCAGGTGACTCTTAATCACTTGGTCGGGGGTTCGAATCCCTCACGATCTGCCAAAAAATATCCCATAGCGTTTGGATCACCTTCGGGTTCACGGTCGCAAAGTGGGTGGTGTGTTTATCCTTTCGCACACCAGGCGAGGTTCGCTCTCGCCTTTTTCACTAAATAATTATATGAATGTTTCATTATGCTCTACTGATGATTGAGTAGATTATCAAATAGTTCAATGGAGCATTTTCAAATGAAGAAGATTTTACTGGCCCTTATGGGCCTGTTGGCGTTTGTTTCTTTAGCAAAGGCCGACCAAGTTCTAATTATTGACGCACAGTACGACCAAGTTACCAACAATGTCAAAGGTAGATTAGAAGCTGCTGGACATACAGTAACAATCACAACTGACGTATCATCTATTCCAACTGTTACGACAACATATCAACAGGTATGGGACCTGAGATATTCTGCTGCACTGACTTCTGGTGAACAAACCGCTTATCAGACATATGTAACCAATGGCGGTTTCGCTTACTTCGTAACTGAAAATCCTGGTTGCTGTCAAGCCAGAAACAATTCAGTTGCTGCACTTATTACCAATCTTGGTGGTGGTACTACTACTATTGGTGCTAACTTTGCTATGACCAACAACGTATCCAGCAACGTCAACACTACCTATATGACTGCTGGTATCACTGTAAACTATGCAGCCGTTTCTGCTATCGTAAACTCACAGGGTATTCCACTTATCTCTGACGGCAACGGTGCTGTTTCTGGTATGTCATGGATTGGTCGTGCTGGCGCGCTTGGTTCTGGTGTAACAGGTACTATCGTCACTGTTGCTGATACCAACTGGCTAGATCAGTCTCGTTTTAGTACTGCACAAGGTGCTACTCTAGCACAACAGCAAAACGTAACTGCGCTTGATGATATCATTCGTGGTATTGTTGCTGGTACAGTTGCTGGTACAATTAGTGCGTCCGGTAACGGAGCCGGTTCTCAACAACAAGGTGGCGGTACTCCACCTCCTCCAACTGTAGTATCGACTGCTGCTGGTCCTAACAATATCGTATCTGCGACAACATATGGAACAGCAACAACATCCATTCAAGTTGTAGATGCTCGTACAAATGGATCAAAGACGTTCACAATTACCAGAACAAAAACTCCAATAACAACAACACCATTTACCAATACTATAACAACAACACCATCAACTGTAACAACATATAGTGATGGTTCTACTGTTACAACAAATGGTACTCCTACTACATCATCAACAACTGGTAATGTAGTAACTATTGGCCAACCAACATCTGAATCTGCTTCTGTATCGGCTGTTGGTCTGAAAGATGCTCTTGCTGTTCGTAATTTCAATCCATTCTTGGTTGACGTACTATCAACAAAAGATGGTGCATGGGCAACTCCTTTGATGGGTTATGCTAAAGCTGATGGTACAATCAATACCAGTTCAATTGGATTCGGTGCTCAAAAAACATTCGAAAACAATACACTCGGTATTGCAGGTACATTTGGTAAATCAGATAGTAAAGACTATTTGAACTCAACATCAAATTCCGATATGTATGGTGCTACAGCATATTTCTTGAACCGACAGAATGCTGTTTGGACAAAGGTTGCTGCTGGCTTCAGTGTGTCTGAATATAACACAACAACTTCTATACCAATCTTTGCTTTGAGCAACTCAAATAAAGTGAAGGTAAATAATTACTATGCTGATCTGACATTCTATTCTGGTAAAGAGTTTCGTGGATTCCGACCTCTGGTCGGCGTTACACTAAATAAATCTGGAGTGGTATCTCAGTCTGAATCTGGATCTCCGCTTTTGTCTACTCTTCCTGAGAAGGACTCTTCTTTTGAAGCTAGACCTTATGCTGGTGTGAGATATGATATCGATTGGTTTGCTCTTGAAACTAGAGTGACACAATCTAAAGACTTCCATACAGTTGGCCAAGTTCGTGCATCTGTAAAGAAAGAAGTTTTCAAGAATGTATCAATCGATTTGACAGGTGGATTCGATAAGAGTTCGAACTATACAGCAGCAGTTGGAATGGTAGGTTTGAAAATTAATTTCTAAGGATTAGTATGAAGAAATTGGTTTTATTATTCTGTTTGACATCTTCTGCGGCCGGCGCCAATGAATTGCAGTTTGGTTTCAAGAGCCCTGCATTCAATGGCGTCGGTTATTCATCTCATGTCTTGACAATCGACAATCAAGAACAAACAAGACGACAGAAGATTATAGACGACAAGAAAGCTGAGGCTACAAAAGCGGCCTCAGATGCAAAGAATACCAACCTTGCCAAATTCCTCAACAACCTTGAGAGTCGCATCTATGCAACATTGTCACAGAAGATAGCAGAAGAGCTATTCGCAGATAATGGTGCTACATCTGGTGCGTTCAGTGTATCTGGTAACCACATAGACTGGTCGACCGATGGATCTACAATCACATTGAGAATAACAGATCCAGCAGGCAGTGTTACTCAAGTCTCTGTACCTTATGGAAGTCTGGCATGGTAAATAAATTTGTTGTAATAGCACTAGCCTTACTTCTTACTGGCTGTGCTGGTAAAGATATAAGAAATCATAAAAAAGTTGAACCAGAAGTTGATGCACCAGAGGTCATCAAGACTTCAAAGAGGTTCAACGAACTAGCCAATTTGCCTGGTGTGAATGGTGACATTGTACCGATTGCGGTATATAAGTTTAGTGATTTGACAGGGCAAAGAAAGCCATCACCAAACTATGCAAGTCTCAGTTCTGCTGTGACACAAGGTAGTGAAGTGATACTAATCAAAGCATTGCAAGATGCAGGTAAAGGTCAATGGTTCAAACCCGTTGAGCGTGTAGGGCTTGAGAATTTGGTCAAAGAACGTCAGCTTATTCGTTCACAACGAGAGTTGTACGAGAAAGACCAGGCTAAACCCCTTACACCTCTCATAGTAGCAGGAATAATGATAGATGGTGGAATTGTCGGATATGATTCTAATTTGGGCAGCGGTGGTATTGGCGCACGTTTTCTCGGAGTAGGAGCGCAGCAAGAATATCGCAAAGATGAAGTAACAGTTATGCTTCGTCTCATATCAGTGAACACAGGAGAAATTCTGTTGTCTACTGGTGTGACAAAGACTGTATTCAGCACAGGTGTAAGTTCAAGCGTATTCAAATTTGTTGATGCTGGTACAAAGTCGGTTGAGTTTGAGGCCGGTACATCTGTAAACGAGCCAACAACATATGCAATACGAATTGCTATCGAGGCGGCTGTAGTTGATATGATCAAAGAAGGTGTAAAGAAGAAACTTTGGAGCATGAAGAAAGGTAAATAAATGAAACTACTAACAAGAATGATTGCGTTTTTGTCATTCTTGATTATGTTTCAATATGCAAATGCAGCGGGTAATAGCGTTTATGTAGACCAGATTGGTAGTGGCACTACGGTGAATATGATTCAAACTGGTAATTCAAACGCAATTGGCAACGCCACATCTAAAGCGAGAGTGGATGGCAACAACAATACAGTGACGGTAGAACAGATAGGTAATAGTAATATCGCCGCAGTGACAGTGACAGGTGATGGTGTGACTGTACAATCAACAGCAACAGGCAATACGAATGATGTATCTATTGCATGTGGTGTTGGTGGTTCGTGTACAGGTTCATCTATCACAAACTTGATTACTGGAGACGGAAACACAGTTGTACAGAATACTGATGGTGTGATGACTTCTGTAGTTACAATATCTTCTAACAACAATTCTGTTGATATTCAGAATGATTCTACAGCGGTTGCTGGATCTAAAAGCACTGTAACCATATCTGCTGGTGGTGGAAATACGGTAGAAATAAAACAGACAGGTGCAGCTGGAACAAATGGGCATGAGGCCGATGTGATGATTGTTGGTGCTACAAACACCGTGGACATTAAGCAAGGTGGCTCAGTTGATAGTAAAGTCATTTCTACAATCACTGGTTCTGGCAACTCTCTTACTGTTAAGTCCAACCACCAGTAATGGTGAAGTTGGTAAAGTAACGGAGCAGTCTGGACCCACAGAAATAAAAAGGAACAATGCTGTTGTTCCTAGTGCTATCTCATCTGGTGTTGAAATGAATGACACTGTGACTACAGCAAATGCCAAAGCTGGTATCACATTCAAAGATGATACCAAGGTGCAGATAACAGAACACAGCAAACTCATCATCGATACTTTTGTATATGATGGTGAAAAGAAAAACGGTAAGCTTGGTATCAAGATGGCACTTGGTACTATCAAATATGCTAGTGGGCAAATAGCGAAGAATGATCCACAGCAAGTTGTAGTAGAAACACCAACAGCAACGATTGGTGTAAGAGGCACAGATTTTTCGGGGACTGTAGATGAAACTGGACGTTCAACAATCATATTGCTTCCATCATGCCCAGTGGGTTGGAAAAATATTGAAAGAGATTGTATTACTGGCAACATCAGTGTCACTACTATTATGGGTACTATCTGGTTGACAAAGCCATTTGAGGCTGTTGTCGTCAACACTTCTGTAGCACAACCAAAATCGGCCATATTGAATTTGAATTTGGATCAAATCAATAACATGTTGATAGTAACACCGCCACCCAAGAAACCCGATGTTGAACAAAAGGTTGATACTAAAGCATTCAACTTCTTAGATGAAGATTTGTTATCTAAGGATCTATTGAAATACGCAGAGCTTGACAGAAACTATCTGAACGAATATAATAAACTAGATAGGAATTTCCTCGATACAGACTTTCTGTACAACTTCTTGGATGTTCTATCAACACAATTACTAGGAAATGAGTTGACAGAGTTCAATGCATTGTTGCCAAAGTATGATGCAGCCAGTGGTCTGAAGTATTTTGTTGAGGGTGATTATGTGACGCTGTATCGAGAGGTGACAAATGCATATGCTGAAGTTACCTTATCGACGCTAAATAGTGCGACAGTAAACATAACTCAAGAAGGTGTGACAATCAAACAGATTGTGAATAGCACCGGAACATCGACAATCAATATAAGGCAATCAAACTGATGAGAACATTAGCCGCTCTGCTATTATTCACGATTTCTGCGAATGGGCAAACATTGAATAATGCAACTGTGAATATACAAGGAGTAAACCAAAGTGTATCTATTACTCAATCTGGTGCTGGCCATTCTGCTAATCTCAACCTTGTTGGTGATAGCATCACAGCAATTGTATCCCAGTCTGGGAACACTCCTCAATCGTTTAGTCTTAGTGTTACTTGTGGCATCAACTGCCCTAATTCCCCTTATATTGTTAATCAGTACTAGCCATGGAAAAGATAGGAATATACCTTACAAGCACATGGGCAGTTGTTATCAGCGCCTTGCTCCTACTGACATTGTTTGTCAGCAATCCTGGACCTATACAAACGCTCCAGCTAAAGACCTTTGACTATCTTATCACTTCGCTTGATAAGAAGCAGTCTGATGAGATAGTTGTTGTCAACTTCGGTGAGAAATCAGTTGAGAAGTTTGGGCAATGGCCATTTGACCGTAGAGATATAGCAAAGACGATTGATAAACTAAAGGAACACGGTGCTGCTGTAATCGTTGCACCAATTCTATTCTCTGAAAAAGATAGAGCAGGTGGTGATAGTGAACTTGCAAAAACTCTTGACGGCGTTATCCTCGCTCAGACACCTACTACTCAGAATAGCAAACCCGATTCTGTCCGTCGCGGGTTCGCTGCTATCGGTCCTGTTGACCCTAGCACTGTTGTCTATCGTTGGCCTGGTGGACTACGCCCTCTTGACCAGTATGCCGAAGCTGCCTCAGGCGTGGGTGTGGTCGCAACAGTCCCTGAACTGGACGGTGTGGTTCGCCGTATGCCTCTACTGGTCAATATTGCATCTGGTCTTTATCCTAGCATTCCTTTGGAGACCATTCGTGTCGCGGCTGGAGACCCTAGCTTCCAAGTTAAGACGAACGAAGGTGGAATTGAAGCAGTCAGAGTCCCAGCATTCCCAGCAATCAATACCGACGAACGAGGTCGCATCTGGTTAGCTTGGAATACCAAGTTTGATATGCTAGAAGCAACTGAAATTGATGACCGAGTGAAGGATAAAATTGTTATAATAGGGCTAATAATAGAAGGCGTTGGTAGTATTATTGCAACACCTCTCGGCGAAAAGTGGGCGCACGAAATTCAAGCGCAGACGCTACAGACATTGGTTGACGGGACTTCTATCAGTCGATTATCTCATTCACGATTATTAGAAGGAGCATTGCTGCTCCTAATACTATTGCTATGTCTTTATACAGTACCAAGATTGAGTGTAGGCCTGACGGTTCCATTTTATGCTTTCACCATTGGAGGTATTGCGGTTGGTTCCTATTACTTATTCAAAACAAATCTACAGCTATGGGATCCAAGCTATATCATTTTTGCTGTTTCTATCGCATATGGGCATCTCGTCTTCAATAACTTCGCCCGTGAGTTTAGACTAAAGCAACAGATCAAGAAACAATTTGGTACATACTTATCACCAGCATTGGTAGAAAAGCTACAGAAGAATCCAGAACTTCTAAGATTGGGAGGAGAGACTCGTGAACTATCTATTATGTTTACTGACGTTAGGGGCTTTACGACTATTTCTGAACATTATGGTAGTGATGTACAAGGTCTTACGCAAATAATGAACCGCTATATGACAGCAATGACTGCGAAGATATTAGAGAACAATGGTACGTTAGATAAGTATATCGGTGATGCACAGATGGCTTTCTGGAATGCGCCACTAGATGACAAAGATCATGCGAAACACGCTGTAAAAACTGCACTGGAGATGTTAGGTGACTTGGAAAAATTCAATGAAGAAATCGCCAGAGAAGGTGTTCCTGCTTTTGGCATGGGGCTTGGTATCAATACTGGCTCTGTTGTCGTTGGTAACATGGGATCTAGCCAGCGCTTCGACTACACTTGCCTTGGCGACTCTGTTAATCTGGCTTCACGACTAGAAGGGCAATCAAAACCATACCATGTTAAGCTCGTTATCGGACCAATCACATACAAATATGTGAAGGATGAGTATCTATGCTTAGAGCTGGATTGTCTTGCCGTCAAAGGTAAAACAGAAGGTGTGAATATCTATACCATCGTAGAAAAAAATGGATTGAATATAGCTGCATCTCGCTCACATATGGATTTCTTGATATACTATCGCGAACAAATGTGGGATAAAGCTTTAGAATATATACCGTATCTTGAACATGCATTCGAAGGTGAAATGAATGACTATTATCAGATGATGAGAGAAAGAATAGAGGAATATAAAAATAATCCTCTACCAAAGGATTGGGATGGAATATACCGTACCAACAGCAAGTAAGGTTTTATACTTACTTTGTTTTCTTGTTTGGCTGAGTATTGGCCTGCTGTTCTGGGCTCTTTATGGAGATATGATCTATTTCGATAGTACTTCCATGATGCTTCGCTGCTAGTTCTTCTGCGGCCTTCACTTGTTTATCAGCAGCTTCAAGTTCTCTACGCTGGGCCTTAGCGGCCGTCTCTACGTCATGTAGATGGCGCTCAGATTCAATTTCTTTACCACGCAACTGTAGAACGATATTGATCTTCTGATTCAAGCGAATGAGGTCGTTGTCGAGCATACGAATGCGATCAATCAATGCAATCAAAACAGTATTGGCATCACTCAATACAGGTTTGATTTCTTTTGTCGCCCATGTCCACACATAGTATATCATATATCCCATACCGCCAGCAGCGACGATAGGAAATCCATATTTGTTAATCAGTTCAGCAATACCACCCATTGTTACCTCTTATTAAAAAGTTTCTCGACTAATCTTTTGTTTTTAGTTATCAGGTATACCTTATTATTGACCAGTATGGTATAGTATGATATACCGTTTCTTATTCTTTCAATTACCATGAGTGAAGTCCCATGCTACCAATATCACAAGCCCAAAACCTATTACCACGAAAGCATAAATAGTATATGTCAGTAATTTAATCGCGTCGAGCATCATTCTTGCCGTCTGCACGGGCGATGCGATCAGTGTCTGGTTTGACACCAAGAGCGTTCGAAACTAATGTATCGATGCGGATAACATCGTGATTCATTGTCTTTACTCTGTTATCTAATGCTGTAATAATACCAGATAGACCCTTGACAGAACTCATAACACCTGCTAGGATAAACTTCATGGTAAGGAACACAAAGTAACCGCCAGCACAAGCGGCGGCAATAGGGAATCCTACTTCAGCAACTAATTTGAACCATTCATCCATTATTCACCTTTTTGGTTGACACGTTGGTTTGTTTACTATATACTATTTAGATCATTGCTTCCTTAGCTCAAAGGCAGAGCAATCGCTTGATAAGCGATAGACGTTGGATCGATACCATCAGGAAGCACCAAAAGCCGACTAAGCTAATCTGGTGAAAGCGCCTGCCTGAAGAGCAGGAGAGCCTAGATCGTAACTAGGAGTCGGCACCATTCAGGGTTAGTTCAATTGGTAGAACTACGGACTTTGAATCCGTGTGTTGGTGGTTCGAGCCCATCACCCTGAACCAGTTTCAATATGATGAGAGGTGAGAGATGGCCAAAGATGATGAATATAAGGTGACATACTCTTTTCATATAGAGTATGAGAATGTTGACCAACCTGGTGAGCCGAAGCATAGTCTTACTACGCTCTCATTTGATGGTACTGATGCACATATCGATCTTGTGCTAAACCAGTTTACTACTTTTTTGAGAGCAGCAGGTTACACTTGGGTAGATGGCTTAGAGGTTATCAAGAATGTCTAAACTGAATATGGATAAGGTTCAAATAGCTTGGATGCAGGATATCTTGCAGCGCATGAAGTCTATTGTCGAATCTAATAATTACTCTGAGAGTGACAAGATTGTAGCCCTCAGATATCTAATCAAGCAAGCATTGAAGGCAGATGCGGAGTGATATGATGGGTGATAAAAGTATTATCGATATTAGTGCAGTAGAACTTAGAACTCTTGTAGAGTGGGTTGAAAAACTTGAGGTTGAGCCGGCTAAGATTAGGCTCACCGCATCACATACTGGTATTGGTCTTCATATCCGCGCTGAGGTCGAAACCTCTGAAGGTGAAGGCCTATTCAAAGATATTACCGACTATGAAAGTTGGTAAACATTGGGGAGTAGTTCAGCTGGTAGTAACGCAGGTCTCTGAAACCTGATGTCGGTGGTTCGAGTCCATCCTCCCCAGCCAATTTGGAGTTTATTATATGGTTGATAAAGTAGAAGAACTTAAAGATAAATTGACAAGTCTTGTAGACAAACACTTTGAATTAGCTGAAGAAGTCGGATCTGATTCAATTAATCAGATTAATGAGACTTTAGAAGTTCTTAAGAACCTCCAAGAAAATTTAGAAAAAATTGGCGCCTGAGCAGGACGGTAATGCGCGGGACTGCAAATCCTTGAGAACGCGGTTCGACTCCGCGAGGCACCTCCAAATAAGGTCAGTTAGCTCAACTGGATAGAGCATCGGTCTACGGAACCGAGGGTTGAGGGTTCGAGTCCTTCACTGACCACCATAAAGGAAATAGTATATTGTATAAAAGAATAATAACTATAATTATACTTTCAACCATGTTATCAGGATGTGCAATAACGGAAAAGTTCTTCAACCAAGTAAAAAAAGAATACATGATAGCATCTTGGTACAAACACGGAACAAGAACAGCAAGTGGTGAAAAGTATGATTATATGGGAATGACAGCAGCACATAAAAAGTTACCATTCGGAACAAAATTGAGGTTGACAAGAGGCGAACACTCCGTTATAGTAAAAATCAATGATAGAGGGCCGTTCACAAAAGGTAGAGATATCGATCTTTCCATGGGTGCAGCAAAAGCACTCGGTTGTTTGAGAATGGGTGTTTGTAAAGTAGAATATGAAGTATTGGCTCCTTAGTCGAGTTGGTCAAGACACTCGCCTGTCACGCGAGAGATCACGGGTTCGAGCCCCGTAGGAGTCGCCACTATATACTATGCAAAGGTGAAAACATGAACGATGAAAACGGTGATGAAAGTCTGTGGGAAGGTTTGAAAAAGCTTGGTGAAGCATTGCATGAACGCGATGAAGAGCTTGACAAACTAGCAGAAACCTGCGATTATGAAATGAAGATCGCAGTCACCAGATGGGTAATGAAACATATCGTGGCACATGCAGAAGAAGGTGGATCTTATCGTTATCTGATTTATGACCGTCTTGGTTTTGAAGCAGATGCCTATGCTCCTCTTTGTCGTGACGGAATGACTATCTCAAATATGTTTGATTTACATCAAGCAGATGAGGTTGCCAAGGTTGCCAAGGAGCATGGTTATGATAAGATAAAGCCGGTCATCAATTTGTGTGATGAACCTGGATGTTATGAACATGTGAGCTGTGGATTTCCAACTGACGATGGCGGTTATCGCCGCACCTGCTCTAGCCACAGCAATTTTAAACTAAACAAGGAGTAAGTAAATGTTCAAGTCTATCAAGTTGGCCGCAGTTTCTATGTTGGCTTTTTCGTCAGTTGCCTTAGCTGGAGATATTCCCAGTAAGACAACTCCAGCAGCACCTACTGCACCATCTTTCTTTAGTGAAACATCTTACTATGTTGGTGGTTTCATTGGTTCTGAACCTAAGAAGGTTGAACCTTGGTATGGTGCGCTTCGTGGTGGTGTGAATGCTGGCTACAATGTCACTTCATTTGCTGCTGTTGAAGCAATGTATGAATATAATTATAACCCATTGAAGGCTCAGCGTAGCAATGCAGGCTATATAAATGGTGTTGGTCAGTTGAAGGTGCCTTTCATTCCTGTTGTACCTTATGTTCTTGCAGGTGTTGGTTATCGTATGAGTGATGCTAAGAACCAGCCTGTTTACAATGTAGGTGCCGGTTTGAAGTATGAGTTGACTTCTAACATTGACCTTGACGTTCGTTATCGTTATGTGTCTGACTTCGATAGTAAGTCTCATAACAATGCAGTCACAGTTGGTGGTGCATATAAGTTCTAAGCTATAATAAGAATTATTCCTGTTATAGTTTGATTCGCGGTAGCACAGTAGGTAGTTGCGTCTGACTGTTAATCAGAATGTCCCTGGTTCGAGCCCAGGCCGCGGAGCCAATAAGGTTGGTCGCTCAATAGACCCGTAGGGGAACCAAGGTTAGTTCCCCACCAGTTTCGCCCTTATAGCTCAGATGGCAGAGCAGTTGATTTGTAATCATCAGGTCCGGAGTTCGATTCTTCGTGGGGGCACCATATAAATACGGAGCGTGGGCAGGATGGTAATGCAGCGGTTTGCTAAACCGTAGAACCGCAAGGTTCAATTGGTTCGACTCCAATACGCTCCGCCATATCGGGTAAGTGTTACGGTAGCACGACGGTCTCCAAAACCGCAAGCGAGGGTTCGACTCCTTCACCCGGTGCCAATATATACATCGCTAGATCGATACGTCGGCTAGCACCTCCAGCTTCAGGGCTGGAGACTAATTGGAGTGCATGTCTAGTCGGGGATACTAGCACCGCCTTGAAAGCGGTTGGAGCCGAAAGGCCAGGGGTTCGATTCCGCCATCACTCCGCCAATATAGAGAGGATACTATGGTAGTAGACACATACAGAAAAGGTAATCGTAGAAGCGATATCTGTAAAGTTGATAATCATTTCGTTGTAAGGCTTTATGAAAACAATATCTGCGTTGCTATCAAAGAACTACCTGGTCATAGTATCCATTATGCAGAAAGCCTTGCTGAGAATTTCGTAGAGCAAATTGGTAGCTTTTATCCTCAGGATAAACAGTTTCTAGTAGAGTAAGTTTGCGGGGGTGATGTAGTGGTAGCCTGTCACCTTGCCAAGGTGATCGTTCGGGTTCGATTCCCGATCCCCGCTCCAAAGAATATGCGGATTTAGTGTAACGATAGCACAGGTTGTTCCCACAACCGAGACTGGTTTAACTCCAGCCTCCGCTCCACCAAAAACAGGAGTTCAAATGAGATGGCATACTGGGGTTATCACCTTCTTCTAGATTGTGCTGAGTTAGATCATGCGTGTATTACAAGTGAGAATACCATCTACAATTTTGCAAAACGACTTGTTCAAGATATTGATATGGTCGCATACGGTGAACCACAGATTGTCAACTTTGGCTCAGGCAATAAGGCCGGCTACACATTGGTACAGTTGATTGAAACTTCCAATATTGTAGCACACTTTGTACCAGATGATGGTATGGGTGGTAATGCAATGTATCTTGACGTTTTCTCCTGTAAAGAGTATGATGATCAAGTGGTGATCAAACTTGTAAAGGACTTTTTTGGCGCCAAGTATGTGAGACCGAATTATCTGACAAGACAGGCTTGACATGATTATCCCTACAAAATTCAATATCGATGATACGTTTTGGGTTCCTCGTTCTATTCAAGAATATGAAAAAGAAGAACTCAAGTTTGAAGGTGAGACTTGGTATAAAGATGTTTTGAAATTCAAAGCTTATGCCAAAAGAAAGAAGATTGTCAAGATCGAAATCTATGTCAATTCAAACAATAATGTGTTGACGATGTATTATATAATTGATGATGATGGTAATACAAACCAGATGGCGTCAGTTTATACAGAAGATGCGATCAATAGATACACTGAAGAAGAAGCATTAGCCATAGCCCAAGAATACGCTAACAAAGAAGAAGCGTATCATGGTTTATAAAGAGTATGTGATATGAGTCGTCATCTAAAAACACAAACATTCGAAATGATGAAAGAGGCGGTTGACACGGCCAAAATAATCGCTATAATATTCTGGATGCCGCTGATTGTAATGACACTAATAGGAATTATGATAAGCTTTGAATAATTGAGGAAATCATGAGTAACACTATGCTTCAGTTGAATCCGCCCATTCCTTTAGATACACCAAAAGGAAAAGCAATGGCCCATTTTCTAGTAGACTATGGTGCAGAACATCACTGGTTGTGGGTATGCTTTCAAGACGATACTGGTGAATGCTGGACTTGGGAGAATACTCAGATCAAAGCACAACATAACGAAACCTTCGGTCGCATACTGAAGAAAAACAAATAGCCCCTGTAGCCCAACTGGTAGAGGTGCCGGTCTTAGAAACCGTAGGTTGTCAGTTCGAATCTGACCTGGGGCACCAATTTTAATCCCAGCCTAAGGGATAAGCCATTCTTCATGGCTGGTATCAACGGCATGATATCTAGCATCAGGTGCGAGCATGACCTAACTAAAGATGCAGAAGAAAAATATGCTGCTGACGGTGTTGTGGGAAACACTGGTTGACAAGACACGGATACCGTTCGAATCGGAAACAGCAGCACCATACAAGCCCGTATAGTCCAATTGGTAGAGGCGACCGACTCAAAATCGGTATGTTGTAGGTTCGAGTCCTACTATGGGCACCAATCAAAGGAGAAGTGAGCATGAATAAGATAGCTGTGATATGTGGTTTAGCTTTGACACTTGCTGGTTGTAATGCAACAGTCTATCCAGCAAGGCCCGTAGTGATTGATCTTGAGACACGCCCACCTTTGATTGTGCCTCGCGATACATATGCACCACTTCCACCTCCCCGCCCATACATGGAACCTCGTCGTCGTTGCTATACTGTATGGGATAACACACCTCGTGGTTATCGTGAAAAGGTGATCTGTAATTACTAACCTAACTTAGTGTTGTTGGTCAGCACGGATGATTGTGGATCATCAAGACTTGGTTCGAATCCAAGAGTTAGGACCAACATTAGAAAAGTGAAAGAAATGAATAAGAAGTTTGACATCGATGAAGTGGTTGAATTTATCCGCAATTCTTCGTCTACCACCTCCATCTATATTGGAGCAGATAGTGAACGCTACCGTGGTCGCGATGGACAGTGGTATGCTGATTATACAGTTGCCGTTGTTATTCATCTGGATTCTAGTAGAGGTTGTCGTGTCTTCGGAAAGGTAGATAGTGAACGTGATTATGATAAACGCCATGATCGCCCAGCCTATCGTCTGATGAACGAAGTTTATCGTGCTTCGCAGATGTATCTGGATCTATTTGAGGCTATCGGTGACCGTCATGTTGAAGTTCACCTAGATATCAATCCTGATGAGTTGCATGGTTCTTCTTGCGTCATTCAGCAGGCCACTGGTTACATTCGTGGTATGTGTGGTTTCTCACCGAAGGTCAAGCCTGAAGCATTTGCGGCCTCGTATGCTGCTGACCGTCTGAAAGAAATTCTGACGCCTTGATCAGACTGAACACCATCTTTGCAGAAAGATTCAGACTATCACAGAAACGCATGGAAATATGCAAAACGTGTGATAAGCTAAATCCTAAAAATAAGAGGTGTTCAGCCTGTGGTTGCTTCATGGATTATAAAACAATGCTTCACGATACATCTTGCCCTCTTGGTAAATGGCAAGCTGAAGAAGTACTAAATAATCCATCAGATTAGGAGACACGATAATGCTAGTAGACGAACTGAAGGTTGTTTTAGCCAACACATTTACAATGTACATGAAAGCTCATGGCTATCATTGGAATGTTATTGGTTCAGATTTTCCTCAGTATCACGATTTCTTCGGTGATCTCTATGCAGAAGTTCATGGTGCGGTTGATGACATTGCAGAACAACTTCGTCAGATCAATTCATTTGCACCAGGCAGTCTTCAACGTATGAAAGAACTGACAGAGTTGGAAGAAGATGACTTGATTCCAAATGCAGCAAAGATGGTTGTGAACCTGATCGACGCAAATGATAAAGTTCTTTTGTCTCTAGTAAAGTGTTATGAAATGGCCGAAGAAGCTAAAGAGTATGGGCTATCTAACTTCCTTCAAGATAGGATAACAGCACATAAAAAGCATGGTTGGATGCTCAAAGCTACAGCAGGGCAAAAGTCATAATATCGATTTCGAATCTCTTCAAAGCCCCTTCGGGGGCTTTTTTGCTTTATGCTAAATACCTTAGTTATTCTAATATGAGGCATTGAAATGGCAGAAAGCAATAAAGGTTTCCTATACGAGAGTAAAATTAATACTGCTCTAAAAAAAGCAGGTGTACAAAGAAAAGAATTTCAACCTGCCGGTGCTGATTCGAATGCTCCCGATGCTGAAATAACTGTCAAAGGAAAAAACTATAAAGTAGAAGTAAAACTTGATACTAAAGTTGATTTTGGTCAAGGATCATTAGATTATGATGTGGGTAAAAAGAAGTGGATTTTAGGTGGAGCTTCTACAGCTTCGGCTGAACAGATGAGAGAATTTCTTTCAGCTATAGGTGTTACAAAAATAGTGAACAAAAAATGGGCTTATTCCCTAAAAGGAATACCAAGAAAGTTTACAGTAGAAACGAAAAACTTTACGAAAAAAGATGTTGATAATGATTATTCAAAATTTAAAGATTTTTTTGTAGACATTCCAAATGATGCGGTAGCAAACTATTACAATTCAAAAAGTACATATTATATTCAGATAGGTGGTGGTAAAGGTCTTTACTATATGGGGTCAGATCCTGCTGGTTTAGGATGTGAAGAATTTACTCTAAGTCTAAGATTGAGAGTGAGATTGAAAAGAGGTGGAAGTAAACCTATAAACAATTATAGATTTACAACAGCTATTCAAGCTATTGCAGGGAGCTTACATCAATCAAACTTAGACCTTGAAGATAAAAAAGATTTAGAAAAAATAGCGGCAATGAACAAATGATAAACTTACAAACATTCCTCAAAGAAGATAAAGAAGGTAAGAACCTTCACCTCGAACACTTACAGGATGAAGTCTTGAATAGTGGTGTGAAAGGCACTCGCGCTGCAATTTACTTTCTCACTTCTCTGAGAGACATGCTAGCCGGACATTCTAAAGAAGCAAGAGTAAATCTTTCTACTAAATGGGATGGTGCACCTGCCGTCTTTGCTGGTATCAATCCTGCAAATGGTAAATTCTTCATTGGTACAAAAGGTGTATTTGCAAAGAATGCAAAGCTCAACTATACCGATGCTGATATCGATGCAAATCATCCTGGTGAAGGTCTAAACAAGAAGCTCAAGATCGCTCTACGTTATCTCAGAGAGCTTGGTATTACTGGCGTCATCCAAGGTGATATGATGTTCACCAAAGAAGACCTGAAGAATGAAACTATCGATGGTGTCGAGTATGTCATTTTCCAACCTAACACTGTTGTATATGCTGTTCCTGCTGATTCTAATCTTGCAAAGCAAATGAAGGCTGCACAGATGGGTATTGTGTGGCATACAACATATGTTGGACCCGCTCTAGAAGATATGAAGGCCTCATTTGGTGTTGATATAGGTCATCTAAAGCAAACCAAAGATGTATGGTTCCGTGATGCATCATTCGTTGATGCTACTGGCACAGCAACATTCACAGCACAAGAAACAGCAGCACTCAATTCAATTCTTACAGCAGCAGGTAATCTATTCAGAACCATATCGGCAAGAACACTGAATGAAATTGCCACCAATGAAACGTATAAGGTGCAAATCAAAACATGGAATAATTCCAAAGTGCGTGAAGGTCAAGCAATCACAAACACAGCGGCTCATGTCAAGGGGCTTATTCTATCAATTGAGGAAAAGTTGAATAAGTCAATTGCAGAGGCCAAGAAAGCTGACACAAAGGCTAACCGTCAACGTGAAAAGACTATTGTGATGGGCTGGTATAAAGCCAATAAGGATGAGTTGAAGAAGATATTTGACTTGCAGAACCTTTTGATTGATGCTAAACTAATGATAGTCAGAAAGCTGGAAAAGGTGCAGGGAGTTGTCGGAACATTCAAGAGAACCGACAATGGATATTCCGTAACAACACCAGAAGGATTCGTTGCTGTCGATAGACTGAAAGGAAATGCAGTCAAGCTAATCGACCAGCTAGAGTTCGCTTTCAATAACTTCACAGCAGCAAAGAACTGGTCTAAATGAAATCTCTCTTTGAATACCTAGAAGAAGCTAAAGAACAAACGGGAATGTTACTCAACATTTTCGATATCGATGATACACTATTCATATCACAGGCCGCTGTCGTGATTATGAAAGATGGTAAAAAGGTGCGTGAACTAAAGTCTGGTGAGTTCAATACTTATAAGTTGAAGCCAGGTGAAGAGTATGACTTTGCTCAATTTAGGTCTGGCGAACATTTCAAGCAGACTGCGGTGCCTATTGACAAGATGGTTGACCGTCTGAAAAAAGCTGCACAAGAGACAAATGCAAAGACAATCATCGTGACTGCAAGGTCTGACTTCTTTGATAAAGGTCCTTTCTTACAGAAGTTCAGAGATCATGGTATTCCAATCGACCAGATTTATATTGAACGAGCTGGTAAT